TACTGCCGATTTAGTGAATAGTATTTGAAATATCTTCATAGTAATCATACCAGTTACACTCCTCTAAATCCCACTCAACAGAAGTAATCCTAAGTTTTTTAACTTGTTTTAATGAAGCTAGAAATGAATTTGAATTTGCAAAGTTTTGGCTATCAAAAAATCTGACGTGAGCAACATCTTCTTTAATGTTTTCATCATTCACCTTTACAAAATTAATTGCATAGGTAACTAGATAAAAATTCATTTTGATTTAATCTCTTTGATTCTCTTAACTCCATGCTTATCAGTTTCTATAATGGCTTCAACTTCTTTACATGACCATTTAGTAACATCATTAGTTCCATCACGTTCAACTTTGCGTTTTTGTTCTAAGCAATCAGCTATATTTAATTTTGGAGAATAACCTTCTAGCTTGTCATTCATATACATCAGTAAAGCAAATACTACTTCAAACATTACTTACCTCTTAATGAATCTAATTCTTTTTCTAGCTTATCTATTTTCTTTTCTAACTGACTAATGATTACTTTAGTGTGTACGTTTTCTTCTAATTGTTTTGAGTGCTTGTCTATTGATTTAGCTTGATACTCAATCAACATATACATCTCTTGGTTCTTAGGTGTTTGTTCTGCTTTTTTAAGTAAGTCTTGCGACATTAACTTCTCATTAGTTTCAAGTCTATTAAGTCTTTCAACGATTCCAAAATAAGTCCAAACAGCTACAACGATAGCAGATACAATAGCTACTATGTTTTTAATAGGTAAAGATACTTGCGTTTGATCGCTTAACTTTAGACTATCCATTTTCTTGATTCTTGTTTACTGGTCTTGTAGCTAAACTTCTTGCAATAGACTCTCCAGATCTTCCAATGGTATAGCCACCCAAACCTACTGTAAGTAATGTCCAAACATCAGAAGGAAGTTCTACTTGTGTTTTAACTTTGATTACAAGAAATAAAATTGGACTAAGAATATAATTCCAAGCTACAATTAAAATAAGTAAGTACATAAGAGTTGGTCTCCAACCAGAAACGTACCAATTACTTTTTGCTTCTGCTTCAATAATTTTTGCAGATGCTTTCATTTCTTCTGTGCCTGATTGCATCAACTGCATATTCATTTCAGCTTTTAATTTCTCAGCTAAATCTTTATCAGGAATAGCTTTATCAACTGTTTTAAATATTGTTGTAAGTAGTGGTGCGAAAGCACTTAAAGCTGGTAGCATATTAATCTACTGCACAAATGTTAATTTCACCTGCACCCCCACCATGTGCTATAAAAGCAATTTTTTGACCAGATATAAATGCAAAAACTTCAACATGATCTGATGGCATTAAAAAATCTTCTTCAGTAGCAGTTGGGTTAGCACCGAATTTAATATGACAATGAGTAGTTGTTGAGATTCTTACTAATCCTGAACCAGTAGTAATAACTCCTGATTGTACTGATGAAGCACCAACAGTATGTGTTTCAGGTGTAAAATCTGGGTCTATCTTAGTTACTATATAATTTGACATATCTTATCTTAAACTCCTTAAATTTGCCTATTTAAACCGACAAATTACCCCTTTTTTTTGATATTATAGGTTTAGTTGTCGTGTATCGTAATTTTAAAGCCACTATGCCTTAAAATAGGTTTAAATGATATTATCTACTTTTGGTTGTATCTATAAGTAGTTCTATGTAGTGTTTAGCTTTTTCTAAGTCGCTTACACCACCCTTCTCTTTAAATCTTAAAACGTACTTTATGATATTTCCTTCTACAAATCCAATATTATTTTTAATGATAAATTCTACTGGTTGGATTTTGTAATTCTTGTAGTGGCTTCCACCAACTTGTTTTTTAAATGACTTCATAGATTGTTCTTCCATTTCCTTTATATGCTCTTAAATACATTTTACGATTGTTACCTTTATTGTATGAGATGTGAACCCAACCTGAGTTAGCTTCTTCTGGTTTCCAAAATTCTAAAATTACTTGATCGTAAGATAAATGATTAACTATCCAGTCAGCAAGTTGTTTATTAGGCACTCCTAAGACTTCACAATCAACTGCCATACCAAGTGCGTGTTGTGATGTAACAGAAGAACCTATGGCTTTGCATAATTCAGGAGAACGATAACCAGATGTTATTTTGATGTCGCCAAATTCATTTATAATTGGAGTTATAACTTCGTGTATTAATGTTTGTAGATTAATTAAGATTTGATCTGTTGGAGTATTATCTATTCCAAGTCTTGTAGCAGTCTCGCTAAAAAGCAGTTCCTTCAAACTTACTTCTCTCATATATAGATATTGTTATCCCAATCTCCGTTACGTTTCAAATACATTGGTGTTAAAGAAGGCATACCATTTGTTATTAATCCACAAGATAGAATTGGTTTTTTTAAATTAAGTCTCATATAATTCATAGCAAGTGCATCTTTATTAATTAAGCAACCAACAGTCATTCCAAAGTTTAAATGAAAATCGTTTCCATGAAATCTTACTTCTGAGATTGTATGATAATGTCCCTGAACAACTGATAGAGCATATTGAGCAACAGCTTTAGAAACATCAGGAGAGAATTGATGTCCAAATAATATTCTTCCTTTGCCTGTATCTATAAAATGCTTTTCTTTCCAGTTCCAACCATTACCAACTTCTAATATTTGATTATAAGATTTAATAAAAGATTTAGTCATTCCTTTTGCCATAGCACGTCTTAAAACCATAGAACCATGATTTGATTCTAGCAAAGTCATTTGTGGGAATAGTTTATGAAGTCTATGTATTTCTTTTTTACCAAGTTCTAATTCATCTTTTGGAGAAGGAAGATCAGGGTCAATAGTGTGTGATACATTTATAGAATGAAAATCCATTTCATCACCAATACAGATTACTGTATCTGGTTTATATTTAGCTTTAAGTTTTGTAAGAAATCCATGCCAGTCTTTATGAGCAAAGGGAAAATGAAGATCGCTGACAATTAAAATTCTAGAATTTTTCATATACCTATTCTGTTAGTTGTATTTGCCTTTTTTGGCAATAGCTACTTAGCTAAGAAAATAGTAATCAAAGCCAATGATAAAGCACCAAGTCCACATAATATAGACCAGAATAGAGTTTCTAATTTCTTTTCTAGCTTATATACTGAAGTGCCTAATATTTTAAGTTCTCGCTTAATTCCTGTGATATGTCCCTTTAAAGATATTAATTCTTCGTTGTGAGTTCTTGCCATTGTCGTTTAAACATTTACAAGACTTTAGCAAGACGCACCCACCAATCCAAAGTTTGAAAATGCACATTAAATTTTATGCACTAATATCAAACTATTGTGTTTTAATAAAGTTATTTTTTGTAGAACTGTTCTACGTTCTTAGCATAGTCTTTCCAAAATGTTTTAGCATCTTCAAAAGCATCTGCGTAGAATTTAGTCCAATAGTTCTTAAAGTCTGAATAGTTTAACATTGTTATCTCCGTTAGTTATTGCCAACATATAATGTTGCAAACCACGAAGTTCAAGACTACTTGATGTTTAAATGTATCTTAATTGATTCAATAATGTACTTAGCTATCTCCCACTTCCATTCTGCGTATAAGCCAAGCATTAATCCTAATATAAAGTAAATCATTTAACCTTATTAAAGTATTCTATACATTCTGCAATAGTTTGTTGTCTAATATATTCATCTCTTATTTCTTGTGATGTAGGTTGTGGCAAAGGAGAATCCCATCTATCAATAATAAATTCACCAGCAGATGTTAAATCATAACTTGCGTCAGGTGCTAAAGATTTCATTACTGTATTAATACCCCAAGAAAAACCATTTTCATTTGTGTATTTTTTTATTGTTGCTTCAATGGATAATTTTCTAACTGTCATTTAAATTGTTTTCCTGTTACCCAAGTTACTAATGAATTACGTTCTCCTTTAGTTACTGGCATAACTTCGTGCAATACATAAGAAGGAAACATTATTAATGTTCCTTGTGTTTTGTCCATAATAGTTCCTTTGTCACTATCATATAAATAAAGTTCTCCACCTTCATATTCTTCAGGATTTGTAAGTTGAATAGATATTGATAATTTTCTAACTGCTATATTTATTGATCTATCAACGTGCTTTCCATATTTGCCAGATGGTGATTCATAATTTGTAAATTGGAATCCTTCGTTTAATCCAAATAAATCAAACTTAAAAAATCTTTCATTAAGGTTTAAAGTGATGTCAGTTACTCTACGAAATACCCAATCCATACCATCAATAGGATATAACCAAGATATTTTAGAATCTCTTACATCAGATTCTCCTTTAGTTTTTCCTTTAATTAAACCTTTATCTTTTGCTATATTAATAATAGTTTGACATTCTTCTTTTGAAAATGCGTTATTCCAAAATGCGTAGAGATTAATTTGATCTAATTCAAAATTCCAAGAAGAATTTTCAAATTTAGGTTCTTTGATTTTTTCTGACATATACCTTCCTTTTTTAAAGATACTATACTTCTACTATATCCCAAGTCAATGTTGATTCATTCCAAGTATATTTATTTTCATTTATTGGCATAGCAACTGGTGCTTCCCATAAGCAAGTAGTTTCATTTAAAATCCAACTAGGTAAATTTGGCTTAGGTGGTATAAAAGCATCTCTATTTTCATCATAAGTATAACCTATTGATGCATGATTTTTTCTTAGAGGTGTTCCGCCATTATTATGTACACCAGCTTGAGTATTATAAGAAGTTTGTTTCCATATTGGATAACCTGTTAATTTTGTTAAAAAATCAATTCCAACAGCTTCTTGTTCAATTCCATTTGAATCATGTAAAACTTCATTTACTACTGAAAGTACTTCAATTACTTTATTATTTAATCCTATTTTTGCAAAACTAGCCATTATGCTGTGTAACTCCCTGAACCATTAAATTGCATTATTGTATTACTACCAGATGTTGTAACTGTTGGAGAACCTGTTGTAGTAGATGAATAATTAGCAGTTGGTACACTTAATATAACAACTCCTTTTCCACCAGCACCACCCCCTGATGATCTACCTCCACCACCACCACTTCCTGTGTTGGTTGTTCCAGCTGTAACAGTTGAAGGGTCACCTGTTGAGCTTCCTCCACCTCCTGAACCCCCAGTAGAATTACCAGCACCACCTCCTCCACCTGCTCTTGTTACTGAAGAACCTGTTATTGAAGAAGCTGTACCATCACCACCATTTCCTTTTAAACTTCCTGTTGGAGTTATTCCTGCTGAACTAGCCCCACCACCACCACCACCTTTAAATATACCATCTGGTGCTGGAGAACCTTGCATTCCATTACCACCATTATTTCCTTGACTAGGTGATGTACTTGGAGTGTTTCCAGAACCACCATTACCACCAGCTCCTGAATTACCTCCAGCACCACCTCCACCAGAACCACCTGAAGAACCAACAGAACCAGAATCTTGAGGAACTCCACTTGGTGTTGATGTACTATAATAACCTCCACCTCCTCCTCCAGCAGATGTAATTGTTGTTAAACCTGAACCTGAAATTGAAGAATTTGATCCACTAGCACCATTAGCATTTGTACCTGATGGTGTTGCTCCACCACCATCTCCTACTGTTACTGTAATTACTGTTCCTGCTGATACTGTTTGAGTTGATGTTCTATAACCTCCAGCACCACCTCCACCAGAAACTGGACTACCTCCTCCAGCTCCACCTCCAGCTACTACTAAAAAATCTACTGAATAAGTTAATGGTGATAAAGCATCTGTTCCTTCATTAATTCCTGAGGTTGCTAACCAACCTTGTGTTGAATCTATATAAACTAATAATACACCTTCTCTTTCACCAGATAATTGTAAGGAAGCTGTTGCACCTTCTATTTTATTTCCATTTGGAGAAATAACTAAAGCATTAGTATCAAAAGTTCCTGCGTAATCTACTAAAGCTATTTGTTGTCCAGCAGTTGGTGTTGCAGGTAATGTTACTGTGAATCCTGACGAAGTTGTGTTACAAAAATATCCTTCTCCAGCAACAGCAGTAAAACCAGAAGTCTTAACTGAAGATTGCCAAGCAATACCAGATGAAGGAGTTGCGAATGATAATACACCAGAACCATTTGTAGTTAATACTTGTCCATTAGTTCCATCAGTTGCAGGTAATGTAAAAGTTAAATCAGCACTAACACTAGCTGGTGCTTTTAATGCTACATAGTTAGTTCCGTTAGCTGTTGTTTCACGAAAGCGAATCTCTTTTTGATTGTCTATAATTAAATTTACTGTTGATGTAGAAGCTGAATCTGAAAGTGTTAAAACTGTTCCTGTTGCAGTAGTTGATAATCCAGTAATTGATACTGTTGAATCTAACCAATTTACTGTGTTAGCAGAATGGTCAATAGTTGCTAAAGATATATCATCAGCACCATCATAATATTTTAATGTAGGAGTAGTTGGAGAAGTTGTGTCTAACCAAAGCTGACCAGCTACTGCACCTGTTGGTCTTGATGTTCCTGAATTAGTTGTTTGAATTGCCGATAATGCGTTGTTTAAATCTGTTCTAAATGCAGGGAAACCCTGATTTGCTATATTATAATCGTGTTGTGCCATATTCTATCTAATATCCTTTAGCTAAATAATCAAAAGTTTTAGTAACTCCTGAATTGCCACTATTTTTAAATGCAACATCAAAACCATTAACAGTTTTATTTGAAATTGTAAAGAAATCTCCTGTGTTTAATCCTTGTGCTGTTATTCCTACTGCATAAGAATTTGAATAAAAAGGTAAAGTAAATACAACATTATAAGTTCCTGTTCCTGAAACAATATCATTACCACTAAATATTCTATCTGGCATATCTATACTTACCGACAAAGCACTAATAACTGGAGTGGAAGCCAAATCAAATGATCTTAATGTTACTCTAAACTTGTAATATCTTGCTGTGTAATCGCCAACTACAAAGTTTCTAAATGTAGTATAAGTTATATTGTCATTAGATAAAGCAATCTCAATATGAGCATTACAATTAGCAGGAGTATCGCCATCAAAGTTAGATTGTGCGTCATCAAAATCTCCAGTTCTTAAATCAAATAAGTCATCTAAGTTATCAGATGTTTGTGTAATAGAAGCAGTTACTCTTGAAGTATAAACTGCACCTATATCTATTGGAGTTGAGAATAAATAAGTTCCTTCAGAATATAAGTCATAAGAAGTTACACCAGAATCAAAGAATGAAGTTCCTGAATCAAAGTTTCCTGTTGCACTATCAAATAGTTCTGACGAGTCTAATCTTAATGTGCCATCAGAAACAACTGTTTGAAATTTAGTTCCTGAGAATGTAGGTGATTCAGTTTGTGTTGCAACAGCATTATAGTTTCCTATTGCTAATACATTTGTTTCAATGATTGTTTCATTAGAAGAAAAGTTACCATTTTTATCTACTGCTTTTATAAGATATGAACCTACTCTTGCTGGAACTGTAACTGAAGTTGCTGGTCTTGCAACTTTTTCAACTAAAGAAACTGAGTTAGCCCAAGAAGCACCACTTGTTTGTGTTGAATATCTTATTTGATAATAAGCTAAATCTAAGTCTGTAATTTGTTGCCAAGATAAATGTGCATCTCCACCAATAATGTTACATGAAAAATCTGTTACATCAGAAGGTGGTGCTATTCCACCAATGATAGTTCTTGTTGCAGATGTGTAAGTAGAGCTAACTCCCAATGTATTAAATGCTCTAACTCTTACGTTATAAACAAATCCATCTTTTACGTTTAATATTCTATGAAACAATCCTGTAACCTGACCAGATATAAGATAATCTGTATCTGTACTTAGTTTGTATTCTACTTGGTAGTAATCCACAAAGTTATCTAGTGATGCACCAATCGTTACATCTAAAGCAGTAATAACAACTCCGTCTGAGTATTCTATTAATTGGTCATCTAAAGTAACTGATACTGGTGCTGTAACAGAAAAAGGATTAGGAAGTATTGTATCAGCTATTGTAGGTGCTTCGCCTTTTTCTTCCCAAGTATAAAAATTATCTTGATGTTCTTCTAATCCAAGAGTTACTGTTGAATCCGAATTAATAGCTAAAGACATTACTCTAAATGGCTTGGCACTAAATCCTGCTGTATCGTATGTAGCTGTTACTATATCGCCAATAGATAAATTAAGTGCTTCTGAAGTTACTGTTACTTCTGCTTTTAAATTGTTTCTTGATCTCTTTAATATGTTCTCGCAAATTTCTTCAGCTTGATATGGACTAGTTACTTGTAACATATCAAAACTTCTTTCAAGTAAAGTATTGTTATCATCACTTAACATTGTTGCGTGTTGATCTTCTACTGGTAATGCAGAATCATCAAATGGTGGAAAAGAAACTGTATCTGATTGATAATCTTTTTCTGGGTTTGTAAATGTTCCTATAACTCGGTTATACTTTTCTGATTTGCTTTCACCTTGTAATTTAACTTCGCTTACAACATTATCTTTAGTTAATAGTAATTGTGAACTTCCTGAACCTTCAATAATGATTTTGTATTTACCTTGTGTGTAATTAAAGATTGCTCTCATAGGTACTAAGAGTTCTCTTACATTCTCTAATACTTTCTTTTCACTATCTATAACTGCATTTGTTTCAAATAAGTTTATATCGCTTGTTGCACCAGAATAAGGTGTAACTTGTGTATCGCAAGTATTTGCAGAAGTTTTAAATGTATCATAATTAGTTTCAAAGGCATCATTGGGTAATCCTTTTCCATATCTGCTATTTCTTAAATAATCTAAAAGAACTAATGATGAGTTTGCAGAATAAGCCCAAGTAGAAGCTGTGTCTTGTCTATGTGAACCAGAACCACCTTTAGTAGAATCTAATCTAGGGTCATAAATCTTTTTACCTCTTACAGTTACTCTAACTTCTGGCAATCCATTAAAAGCATCTTGATTCCATTTAAACCTTAAAGCAACATAAGCAAGACCAGATAGTTTATGATCTGATGTCCAGTTAGTTGTTTCATCAAGTAAAGAAGAAGCTGATTGATTGTCTAATCCAAAAAATCCTTGAATAGATATTAAAGATTCTCCACCTTTATAATAATTAGCATCTCCACTAGAAACTCCTCTTATTGTTCCATCTGTTAATGCACCATCAAATGTAACAAGTTTATCATCAACGTAAACTTCATCTATTGCAGTTATTCCTGCACCACCACCTTCGCATAATACTCCAGCTACATAAAGATATTGATTATCAGCACCAGAACTTTCAACAAATACTCTAGTTAATCCTACTTGTCTTTTACCATAGACAACAGGAATAGGATTGTTGTTAGAATCTTTATTTACTAATGTTCCTTTTGCTTCGTCTTGCGAAGATTGTCTAGGTGCTTTTGGTTTAGGCGATATAATATAACTTATCGCAGTTGTTATTACGAATTGAATGATTGCTGATACTATTGCACCTTTAGCCATTAGATATGAAACTCCCTTTTAAACTTTTCTGCTTTTCTATAAATATGAAAGTTATTATCTTGTCTTACCCATTTAACAGATTCATCTACTTCAATTTTATCTCTAAAATAATTCTTAACCCATTTCATAATTTGTAAACAATTACTTTTAGCCAATACATTCATAACCCAAATATTATCTCCACAATTCCATTCATTGTCTTTTAGCTTTCCAGTTAAAACAAATCTTTGTTCAACATTATCACTTAGATATGCCCAGTTAGTAAATCCAACATCTTGATTTCCTATTCTGTGTATTTGATATTGGTCTAAGTTAATTGATGGAGTAACCATCTTAGCTAAAAATTCATAAGATAATTTATCATACTTAGGAAACTGTCTAAATAAATGGATTGTTCTATATAAGTCATTCATTAAGCTGAACCCCACTTAATTCTTTGTGCTGTCTTACTTGCAAACTCCATACCTTTGTCATTAGGAAAATATATCTTTTGTGAGTTTTCAGCAGTTCTTCTTCCTGAAGTCTTTTCAAAATCTGCCCAATGCGAAGCTATGATTACATTAACAGATGATGTTGTTTCGTTTTCTTCTAAAGTAAAGCTAGATATTCTTCCATCAAATAAAAGAAATGGGTCAGCTATTAGTGCCTGACTATCATTTAAAAAACCTCTATAAACTTTTGCAGGTTTGTTCATGTAGTTGTTGTTTAGTAATAAAGAAATTATTGTTGTATCTGCACCTGAGAATTTAAGTGACAATGTATTTACTGCAACGTCTGCGTTTTCTTGAACTTCAGAACTACCTAAGAATAATGATGAAGCTGTATATGTGTTTCCGTCAAAGGTTAAATCTTTATAATGATCTGTGTAATAAGTTCCTGTGCTTATGCCTAAATAAATAAGTTCAACTGGATTGAGTTTATTAGTGGCTATTTCTGCAATTACTCCAGCAGTTAATGATCTTGTCATTACAGTACCTCTATTAAATCAATTTCGTATTGGAAATAGTTTTCTGTACCGATAGTAAATTCTTGAATATCTCCTGTAAGTCCAACTGTAAAATCTACATTATCATAAATGATTACTGCATTGTCAGCTACGTTTGCTCTTAATGGTGGTTCAAAAGTTAATGTTCCTGCACCAGAACCATTAGATGATACATCAGCTACACACATATAAACTTTATTCTGTCCAGTAAATCTAAAGAAGTCTCCAGCTTTAAGTACACCAGTTAAATTATTTCCCATGCCATCTATTGAGCATGAAGTAACACCAGCACTAATAGCACCAGCAACAGATATAACTGTACTAGCAGAACCTTGTGCATCATCAATAGTTGGTGGGGTATATTGGAATGATTCCATTTGTGATCTTTGTTTCATTATAAAAGCAAGTATAGGTGCAAACTGACTTCTACTCATAACTGGGAATCTAAGTCTTAATCTAAATTTCTGTCCATCTATTTGTCTTGCTTGTCGTCTGCCAGATGCAGTTGTGGTTACAATAGTATTTTGATTAGAACTAATTGCTACATCTCTAGGTGCTGGACTTGCTGGGAATGTGCCACTCATACAATATTAGACTTTCCTTTTTGATTAGCACCTTGATTAACTAAGTTAATTATAGTTGCTCTATTATCAATTAATAATTCTTTAATACCTCTAACATCATTTGCTTGAATATTAAATGTAATATTAGTTCCCATACTTGTCATATCGTGATTAGGCACAATAGTTCCACTTGTATTAGGTACAAATAATTCTCTACCACGTTCTCCAACTGTAATCGGCATACCACCTCTTACTGAACCACCTTCTGCCATTCCTACATAAGTATCTGGTATTCCACCAATGTCAGGATTAAATCCACCACCACCACTAAATAAACTAGTTCCAAAACTTAATAACGAACTAAAAAAACCACCACCACTATCACCACCGATAGCTTGTCGTTGTGCTAATAAAGCATTTTGTTTTGAAATTTCTAGTGTTTGTAATTTTAGACCAGCTAATTTTAATCCTTCTCTAATTAATATTTCAATTTGAGTTGCTAGTATATTTACTAAAGCATTTTGTACTGCAGATTTTAAAGCTTCACCTAAAGACTTTCCTAAAACAATAGATTGTGCAATACCTTTTGAAAAATCTTTTATACCTTGATTAAGTGTTTGTACTACTACATCAGATGTTTTTTTAAGTTGATCTAAAGCTTCTGTATTAATTCTTCCAAACTTTTCAATAATCTCATCTAATAAGCTTACTTGTTTTTCTAAACCAGTATTAGTATTGTTAATAAGTTCATTCTTTTGTTGATTTTTTTCATTAATAGATTGTGTCTTTACGTCTATTTGATCTAAGAAATCTTTTATAACTCCATAAGCACCAGATTGTTTATTTAATTCACTTGTGTTCTTTTCTAAGAAGAACTTTTGATCGCCAAATTGTTCTACAAATTTTCTTTGTTGATCTAGTAATGAACCAAGTGCTAATGCTATTAATTTTCCACCAGTACCTAATAATAAAAATCCTATAACTCCCAATTCTCTAACACCACTTGGAAGTGCATCTAAAGCTTTTAATAATCCTTCAATTCCACTTGCTACAAACTTAAATATAGGTGCAACAGCATCAATGATTAAACCAGTTCCTAATAATAAACCTTTTATTGCTCTTGTTAATTCTTCTCCAAATGATGTAGCAAACTTTTGTAATGTTGCACTATTCTTATCTAGGTTGTCATTTATAACTGATAATCCTGCACTTATAAAATTAAAGAAACCACCTTTATTAATATCGTTTTGAAATTTAACAAATGAATTAGTGATCTTAGTTAATGTTCCTTGAAATGTATTTGATAAAACATTAGAAGCTTGTGCAAATCTACCACCACTACCAAACACTCTATTAAATGCTTCTTCAGTAGCAAATGCACTTACATCAGCACCTTTTGAAAACCCTAATAAACTTGCAACACCTTTATCTTGAAATAGTCTTGCTGAGTTAATTCCTTTAGTAAAAGCTTTTGATATTTGTTCAGCAGAAGTTTGAAAATCTAATCCAGTTATTGCAGATACGTTACCAACTATTTGTAAGTTTCTTGCTAGTTCTTCTGAATCTTTTGATACTACTGCTAAATTACCAGCAGATGAAATAATGTCTTGAAATGCAAATGGTGATTTACTTGCAAATGAATTTAATGTTTTAAATGCCTGAGAACCTTTTTCTACTGAACCAAATAAGAATGATAATTTGTTTTCTGTTAATTCAGCTTCACTTCCTACTTTAGCCAAACCTCTTAAAGCTACTCCACCACCTAGACCAATTAAAGCATTTCTTAAATTAAATATTGAGTTTTTAACTTCTGTAAAAGCTTTTGTAGCATTGTCTATAACATTAAGTTTTATGTTTAGTTGCTGATCTGCCATAGTGTAGTTTTTCTTTTTCTGCCTTCACTTTAAAGTAAGCTATCCAATAATAAAATTCATCTTGTGTCATAAGACAAATTTCTTCCATACTTTTGTTTAATTCCTGACCAAGAGCAAGTATAGAATATAACTCCGTATCAGATCTTACTTTTTTTCAGCTTCCTCGTAAGAAACACCATTCAACATTTCTGTTGATACTCTAGCTATAACATTTGCATCAGCATTATTCAATAATGTTAGCTTGTCATCTAGCTTAAATATTTTATTTCCTTCTGAGTCTTTTGCTTTTAAAACGATTGCATCTACTAATACTCCTAGATCATCATTCTTAGCACCTTTAAATAGGTTTCTTTTTTCACCAAGTGTAAATGGTGAGCAATATATTATTAAAGGTTTGCCTTCCTCGCCCCACTCAGCAACCTCAATCTTTTTTATGCCTAAAGATTCAAATTGTGCCTTCACTCTATCTATTACGTTCATATCTTCCTTTTCTAATTAATAATTAATTACGCAGTTCCAAGTGTTATTGCACCTGTTCCTGTAAATGTTATTTCAGCTTCTACCATTCCATCAAAAGATGCTGATATGTTACTACCAGTTATGATTGCATCACCATAGTAATACTTGTCGCCTGAACTTGCACCTTCTGGGTACACTTTTAAAGCTATTGATGTTCCTAGAACTAAAAGTAATTGACCTGCATCAGCTTCATCAAAAAATAATGATGCTGAACCTGACCAACCTTTTAAAGCAGATTTATATGTTCTGCTAGTATCACCCATTTGAGTATCTTCAATAGTGTCAGCAGTTTGCTCTAAAGAGTAACTTCTAAGTTCGCCTACTGTTGTTGTTGCTACTTTTATAGTTCCTTCTGAACCAGTATGAGTTGCCATGTTT